ATATTAAACTTTTCTCAAGCATCTCGTCAACTTTTGGCTGCTCCGGCTCATTTACTGTTGCCTTCGTGCTACTTAATCTCTCGACCGCTTGTGCTAATTGCCTAATTTTGATTACACACAAATCGATGACATTATCAGATGCATCGGTATTGCGTATAAACTTTTCAAAAATACGAATTTCTTGTTTAAGTTCGTTTATGTCCATTTCTGACTTAAATCCAAGGAATGGCGTGTCCATATTTGCACCCCAAGCCGTTAGGGAAGAACCCTCGAACAACTTGACATCCTTAATCTCATTACCCATAGAACCTTTTGTTTCCGTGAGGGTATTAAAGCCAATTGAGTGTTCTGTGATGATACCACCTTCAGCCATCTTAATGAAGTCCATACCAAAGGTAGTCTTCACTAAGTCGCTCTCGTAATACAGGCCGTAGCTGTCTTCCTTCAAAACTGTTATTTTTCCAAGAGGTTGGTCTGGTCTGTGGTTCATGAGATGTTTTATCCTCTGCTTACCCTCTGGCCCCCAATCAGCAATACTACGCTTAAATGCACCTGGCATCATTATATCTCCATCACTATCAACATTGCCAAACTTTGAGAAATAACCACTCACGGTCATTTTCTTACTATCTACATCCTTAAATTCAAGCCTTGCGGCCTTATATGTGTAAATCATGCTCATATTTATATTTTATTTATTAATCGTCCATTTGCATCCCTACTCGGCACATACGCCACCGTACATCTGCAATTTATCAGAAAGCCTTTAGGTGCTTTTGGGTCACCAGGCATATCTGCCAATACTACTCTCCCCAACTTGTCAAAGCTCTGGAAAGGTTCATCAAGAGGTCTGACTTGCCCGTCCATATCCCAATGATCATACTGATCTTTAGGTATCCTTCTCGTTCTCGCATCCCGCATACTCACCCACATCTTGTCCACTTGGAACTGGTGCTCTGTGGCCCCCATAGACACGCTATAATTGCTCGCCCTCATCACCTCTGTCCTAATTATCATCCTTGCCCTCATCCTCGCATATTCGCCCATCTCCTTGCTTACAATAAGATTCACGATGTCATCCACACTTGCCCCAACACTCATCGCAGCAGTTACAAGACTGATCAGCTTCTTTTTAGTCGTTTGCGTTATAAAAGCCACGATATAAAACCCGTACTGAGCTAAATAACGCATAATCTCAGCAAGAAACGTACTATTCAGCTTAAACGGGTTATATGCTTTCTTACTCTCAATCCCCACCGCCCTATACGCACTATTGCTGAACTGCACCGCCACCTCTCTATACATATCACTCATTACCGCCATTATCTTTGTGTCCCACACGACAGCCCCCAACCCACTCACCGCTGCACTTGGCCCATCACGCTTGACAGCTTTCGCAAAAGCATCAAACTCCTTCAGCAACACCTCGGTCATGATGGGCGTATATTTACGCTCCACCACCCTCCGCATCCGCTCCATCTTGAGCCAATATTCGCTGCGCTGCATTGCGTTCATCTAATAGTCTTAATTTATAACTCTGCCTCACCTCTGCCCTCGTCATCATCTCCGTCCTACACGTTCTCTCCGTTGGGATTTTCGGAAATCTCGTCATCACGATCGCCCATATCTCGCTGTCCGTTATCGTTGCTGTTATCATCACTTATGCTTAAGTCCATCATCGCTTGTTCAATAGGAATCAAACCTTGGTTGATATAGCTCATATCCCATGCACCACCCTTCTCGCTATAATTCATCGCTACACGCTTCTCATCCATTGTCAGCCAGTTAGCATCACGTAGTGACCTCACCATCCTCTCCATATCTTGCTGCATCTCTGGAAGAGCTGTAATATCAAAATCGATATAAAACTCGCTGCCATATCTAGGAACTAGCCACTTATTCAACTCATCACGAAGTGAGCAGCACATCGGCACAATAGTGTTCGTGACAAGGTCACGCATCGCATTGTGATAATTATTATAGCTTGACGTGTCAGTATCAAAAATTACAGCAGGAAGGCCAAACACCCTACACCACTGCTGCAAACTCATCTGCAACGTCTTGACAAGCTCCATGTCGACAGAAGACAAACCGAAATTGAGATAATCCCAAGGAGTTTGCAATACTGCAACCTTCCCTTTATTATCCACATTATTAATGTCCTCATTGACTGCCCTCTTGATAATATTAGCCTGCTCAATTGTAAAGTTAGGCACTATCGAACCTAATGGCTTTGGCGTTATAGCACCCTTCGCACCCCCATTAGCCGTCATCATTGCAGATGCATCCGCTGAGTTGTTGCTCATGCGAAGTGTCTTGTATGCTGCTCTGAGCGGACTAACCCCCCTCATGTGGCTGCGCGTTACGTCATTGAAATCCGGACTCCACGTCTTCCACTGCATGACATTGTCCTTGGGTAGATCAATGCCTCTACTCACCATCAGCTTATAACCAAGCAACCCGTACAAATCGTTAGGATCGGGATAAATCTCCAAGAAATGGGTCGGAAGCACGTTTAACTCCGTGAATTGACCGCCCAAACGACCATCATTGCCATAAATGTTACCCTCACCGGAAAGGAATCGGTATCCGAATAAATTCTCAAGAAATTGGTCTTGAGCCTGGTATTGGTTAGGTCTTTCAAGCAACCTCGCCAGTTCGTTATTCTCAACAATGTTTTCTGAGTATGCGTTCTTCCTTGCCTTGATTGCCGCCTCGTAGCTACCTCGCTGCCCAATGTTACGGCTCATCGTCTTATACCTACTTAGCTCCGTTCTGCCCTTAGGTGTATCATTGAGCTTATACACGTACCAAGGGATGGAAGAGGCCTTCCTTGACAAAAATGTGACAATAGCATAAACATCAGCATTGCCTAAATATCCCTCCTTCACATACTTGCCATCCTCATAATCCTGTAACACCGCACCATTGATGCCTCGCATCTGTGTGGTGACATTGACATTAGGGTTGATGCCCTTTGTATTTTTGAACAACCTATCAAATACGCCCATCGCTTTAAATTGCTCCCCAAGTCACCTTGGGAATTGTTATTTTGGAATAGATCCCATAACGTAGGGCATCAAGGATATGATCGCCAAACTTTACGGGCATATCTAATTTATTTCCATTTCTATCGGTTTTCCACCGATAATTTTTGATTTCTTTCAACAAATTTACACTTTCATTTAATATAAACAACGGGGTAGCCTTTACAGTCCTAATTCCCTCAGTAACATCTTTGTTAGCTGACTTGGCATTAAACCCGCTCCTGACAAGTGCCTCTATCGTCTTTGGCTCTGCCGCATCGCAATACAAATCGTCATACGGACTGATATTTAAAGCCTTCAACCGGTCTAATAAGTCCTCAGTAGTGAGCTTGGTCTCGTACAGCATCTCTTTACAATATGCGTTCCCTTCGTGAAATATTACCTTAACCAATGCTGTTGGTACATTGAACCCGAAGTCCAACCCATACACTACCTCCCCCTCATCATCGTCCACCATCTCCTCTGTTGTCCGCCAATGCGAGTAGATTAAGTCCTGAGAGAGACCCCTTTCACCAAGACCATAAATCTGCCAGTAGTTCGGATCAGCATCCTTCAACCTCTCCAACTCCGCTATAAGCTCTGGCGGGAGGAACGGGTTATCACGGAAGGTGGTAATATAGAAATCAGCATCATTTCTGGGGATCACGTCATCGTAAATCCATGATGACAAGTCAGAAGGGTTATAGTCAATTATAATCTTGCCACTTGTACGCATAATTAGCTGCATCCATGCCTCGTAAGTCAATTCGTTCGCCTCATTGCAGAACAGATAGTCACGTGCACGGCCACGAATCTTTTGGGGTTGATCAGCAGACACAAACTCTATTATATTCCCATTCAAGCTATATATCTGGTCAGTCTTATTGTGGTTGTCTTCAGAGTATATCTCCATACGGGATAGTATATCAATGAAGTCCCTTAGAACAGTACCCTTGATTGATGGAAGCGATTGCCTAACTATAGTAAGGGTTTTGCCATCCTCTTGCAATAGCTTGATAATGAACCAAATAAGGATGTTGTACGTTTTTCCGCTTCGACTGCCGCCTTGCATCACCGTTATGCGCTTATCGCTATCTGTCAGGATGTCGAATATCTTGTTAGTCTGTAAGCTTACTTCCATATTTCAGTAAAAATTAAAAATTCAGTTTGATTTTTCGAGTTGAAAAGTAGGGTGGAAATGGGGGTCATTGTATAACGTATGTTTTATGTCTGAATTTTGGACTATGATTTTTTGGGGTTTACCCCGCCCCTGGCCAATTGAAAATCGTTAAAGTACCTGCCATTGTATGCCGTCCCTTTATGGCTGATCCTTTACCGGTCGACCGGCGCACCCACTACCTTTGCACTACCTTTGCCATCATGCCATCATGTCATATCTGTTATGTTTTGTTTTTTTCGCCATATAACAGGTATTATGTTAAGTAGAAAGGTTAAACAGATAGTGCCAATATGGCGTTACCCTACCTTTTTAAGCGTTTCTGTTTGTGGCCTTAAGACTTCTATATTCACCTGATTCAAATTACCTTCTACTTTTGATTCGATCCTTTGTGTTGGCAGACCGAAGTAGTAACGGAAATAAATTTCTATAGCCTTAGGGTCGTTGTCGTCCAGGCGTGCCTTTAAGGCCTTAAATGCGGCATCCTCAAGCGGGTAAAGCTTTTCAATTAAATGTGCTTCGTCCGGTTGCTTCTTTCGCCCAGCTCCAGGCCTTGGCCCACCATGTCCGCCTTTATTCTTTGTCTTCTTTGCTTCAGTTTGTATTGTTTCAATGTTCATTGCTTGAAATTTCTTGAATTCAAAATTACTTTTGTTTTTCCACTTTGCCGGTTAATTGCTTAAATTCATGAGTCAAACCATTACCGGCCGGCTCTGATCTTTCATAAATTTTGAA